TTATATGCCATTGAATGACCTATGCCGGCCATTCTGCAAGCGTACAAAACGACACCTGTCTGTCGAAGCCCATCAAGGAATAGCTTGCTTTTTTTAGGCGTCCGCACTGTCCGCTTACCTTTAGCCATAACGATGCCTAATATATGGAAACAATTAGGCTTATTTCGGAAACTGCGCCTCACCCGCCAATGCGCGCTTCACGGATAACTGATGGAAGGCTTCACCCCACAATGGATTTCGCTCAAGTCCAACGAAGTCTTTGAGCGTCAGATCGCCATTCTTCAGCGCTCTGTATCCGATCTCGGTCCCGACAATATCCTTTTGCACATCTGCAGGTTGCTTATTGAACCAAGCCGTTCCTTTATCAACCGCAACTCCTTTAATTGCAGGGATTAGGGTACATCTACAGCGGGAATGAAACTTCATCGGCTCACGCAAGGGAAAGAACTGTCCATCTAGCGCAATACAAGCGAGACAAGCCCTGCGGCTACGTGAGGATCGCCAATACCATCCAGAGACGATGTCGCTGTTTGCTTGGTATGTCTGCAGGCTGGCAGTTCGATACGCCCTTAGCGGCTCATTACGTGCGAGGCTCAATGCCCTTGTCAGATTCCCGTGCAGCGCCTGTTTGATTTTGCTCGCGGTCGTTCTTGGGTTGATCCCAAGCGCAACTGATTCGAGCAAAGCATCCTCGACGATCTTCCGGCTTGCGCGTGGCAGTTGGTCGAGGAGGGATCTCAGCGGCGCTCCGTTGCTCAAGAATCCCGCCATATTCTCAACGGCTGCGACTGGTAGTTTAGTGAACGTGGCGGAGATGTCGGCTGATTCGGCGGCAGTAGTCATCAGTGCGAATGAGTCGCTCAATCCGGTTTTTGCGGCGATGGATTGCTGTTTGGTGATTGCGGAGTCGGAGATATTAGCAAATCGCTGGAACTCGGCCTCGACCTGTCGTAGCAGATCTCCGTATCGTCGCTCTCTAAACAGCCACGATTGATTAACAATCTCTCCGCGTCCCTGAGCTTCACGAATTTGTGCGCCGAGTGCGGCGATCTGCTTTGAGAGTCTTTCCCAGATTGTTCCATACGCAATTATAAGTCTTATCGCCGCCTTGCGCTCTCGTGCGAGCAGCGCGGCGCGGAATTCGTTCGCGAGTTGTATGACGGGATCTGGCACATTTAAGCTGCTGCTTTATCGTCAATCCATGTGTTCGGATAAAACAGTTCATCAGCGATGTCTATATAGCCTTGCCATACCTTGCCATCGCCTAGATTTAGGTTTCTGACATCGTTAGCCCAGACTTCCCAATCTGGCGGCATTGCTTGAAGCAGCTCAATTAGCCTTGCCACGGTGATGGTTTTATAGTCTTGCGCGTTCGGATCACAGCCTTGATGGTACATAGCGCCATTCTACCATCAATCAAAAGCGGACTCACTCACCTTAAACGATCCATCCTTCGAACCCTTGTTCGTCCCGGCGCCTTTCCATTCATAAGTCCAGACGCCTTGAATGTCCGGCTCCAGTTCGAGCGAGAACTTGCCTAGCTCATCACGAACAATCTGGCCAGACGTGACAATGTAGGCTGTCTCCACGCCGACCGGATCTTTCACCTTGGCCGTAACCGTGGTTGGATCGACAAAGTCACCGCTCACCGCATCGGTGAATTCCGTCCAGATCCTGACCACGTTACCGGGATAATAGCTATTCATAAGCGATACGCTACAAGGCGACCAGCAAGCTACCCACCTGCCGCAAAAGTTATTTGTTCATCAGCCTGAAGGGAGTCTGATCCGGCCACAATTGGGACCGCCGTGAACAAGTCCCTATCGAGCATTGTCCCGCCGCCTGTCGCGGCCTGAGAGAAAATACCGTGCTCCGTGACTTGTATGGTTCCACCGGAATCGGGGGTGAGCGTGGCGACTGTTTTATAAATATTCGCGCTCGCGCCTTCCTCGGTCGTTCCCGTTGGCCGGACATCGCCCGCATATTGGGTCGTAAGTTCGGTTCCCAACGCGGTGTTGCCTACGGCCTCTGCTCCGGAGCCCGTACCGAAGCCGTGAAACTTCATATTCTCGACCTCGACGGAGTTCTGAAACGCATCGACGATGTAATTAACGCCGGTTGTGGTGATAACGCGCAGGCTGGCTAACCCCAGGTCTACGACCTGCCCATTTCCCCGAAAGACCGTAAGAACGAGCTGGCCGTAGAAGTGGGGCAGCCCAAAGAATCGAGCCAGCGCGATCCGCCACAATCCGCGCCAGAGATTCGGGATGTTCTTAAATCGCCACAGCGCGACTTCGCGGCTCAGTCCGAAGTGGGGAAAGCCGTATTTCAGCATCTCCCAGATGCTCAACTCACGTCCGGACGGAACGCGCTGCCGTTTGATTCGCTTGATCTTCAATGTCCCGCCCAGCGCCATAGAACTTTGCTTTTGCATCTTTACTCCTAACTTGCTGCCTCGTCTGATGTAATCACGTATGTCTTCAGTCCGTTGCCTGTCGCCGCTATCGTCTTTATCCCATCACGCACCATCGCCCCCGTCACCTGGTAGTCACCCACCGCCACGCTTACCCGATCGGCCACTCCGAAGAGTCCCACGAGCGCGGCGCCGATTGCGCTGATCGTCGCGGTGAAGAATTTATAAATCGTCTTGAACAGGGCGCCGGCAGGGGTGATCGTCGCTGTAAAACTTTTGACAAATGCCGCTGTCTTGATTAGCGCCCCTGCGGGCGTGATTGAGCCTACAAAACTTTTGACGCTTATTTTTAGGAACGTGGCTGTCGGTGTAATTGTGGCCGTGAATGTCCGGACAATCACTTTAAACGCGCTCAGCGCTCCTGTAGGCGTGATGGTGGCCGTGTAGGCTCGCAGCCTGGATGCGGCCTTGGCTAGCAATCCAGCAGGGGTGATCGTGGCCGTCAACGCCTTGACGAATGACGCCACTCGGGCCAGGGTGGCGGCCGGGGTGATTGTCGCCGTGTAGGCGCGGAGAATGGACGCTGCTTTTGTGAGCACCGCTGCTGGTGTGATTGTCGCCGTGAATGATTTCAGCGCCGCCTTGATGGACGTCAGAGCGCCCGTGGGCGTAATGGTTGCCGTATAGGCTCTGATGAGCAATCGGAGCGCGATTAAAGCGGCAGTCGGAGTGATTGTGGCCGTATAGGCTCGGATTCTCGTGATGGCATTCGCCAGGGCGCCTGTGGGCGTGACTGTCGCGGTGTATGCCCTATTCCTTGATGCCGAAAGGGCAAGCGAGGCCGCGGGCGTGATAGTGGCGGTTGGACTAATTGAGTTCCCGGCGCCTCCCGCCCCTGGCTTGACTTCCAGCGCGACCCAGTTCCATTCCGATGATGCCCCGCCGTCAGTGACGAAGTTAATTGTGACCGTGCTGCCCGAGGGCGAGGTATTGGAGGCCTTGTAAAGCGAGATTACGGCGATCTGGCCGGCGTAATCGGCGACATCTTCCACATCCGAGGAGGATAAATTTCCGTTCTGGCCCCAATCCGTCGCGGCGCCAAACCCGCGCGAGCCATCAACCGTGGACGTATAAGCGTTTGGCGTGTTGCTCGTGGCCGTCGTGCTGCCCTCGCCCACAGCGCCGACCGGATCGCCGACGTTGTAGCCGGTGACAATGTACACCTTCGCGCTCAGCCGATTCGTTCCACCATCTCCAGCCGTACGCGTGACGCCAACAGTCATCGAGGCGCCCGTCGCTACCTCTGCCGTAAATATCGAGACGTGGCCCCGATTGCCTCCAGCATCACCTGTGTCGCGTTCGGCTCTATTCGTCCATGTCAGACTCCCGCCCGACACTGATACGGTAATATCGCTGGTGGCCCCTCCCACTCCGGATGTATCTCCGCTGACGGGGACCACTAGCAGCGAATTGTTTGGCGGTGTAAACGAACTGGAAGTGATCGGGCTGCCGTTGGCTGGTGTTCCGGTGAAGCGCGCGACGGTATCGTCTACGCTGATCGTGGCGCCGCCCTGCTGAGCCAGTAAGGCAATCTTCGGCCGAGGCCGTCTCTGAACTGGCTTGTGGCGAAAAACCGGCATTATTGATACTCAACAAAAACCGCGTTGCAGAACATTGTCATACTCGCCGCTGGGGCGGTGTTGAGCTTGATCGCGATGATGCCCGTCTGTGGCACCCAGATGCGGGCCTCCGGCGTCGGCATGTACACATACTCACCGTTCAGCACGTTCCAAATGGACTTGAACAGAATGTCGGTGTTCGTGCCTTCGGCCGATGCGTTGTTGCCGGTCGCGGTTGTGCCTCCAACGGCGAGAGCGGCAGGGCCGGCCGGCTGGAATTCAAGCGGCGTGAACGATGTCACGGTCGCGGCAGCGGATTTGCGAAGGATCTGGACTTCGAGCAATTCGCTGGTCGTTTTCGTAATTTGGCTCAAGTGGAACTCCAGCAACTCAAGCGGCGCCGCCCCTGCCTTGATCTGCAAGAGCGTTTTTGCCGCCGTGATGGCCGTTGATGGCAGTTCAGCGTAATAAACAAATCCTTCTTGTTTCATTTATGTCCTCAATAAAGTGTCTTGCGGCCGCCAATAAGAAAAACCGGCCGGGAATTCATTCGCAGGCTCAACGTTTGGCGCCTCGAACTCGACCTGATCCACTTGGGCGCGGACGCTCGCGGATGGTTGCGGCTTGAGCGCAATCATCAAGCCTACGTTTACGCTGTTGGCGAATGTGCCCCCTGATACTGTCGTTGATGGATTCTCCGTCCCTGTGCCAGTCAACGCTTTCCTAAAACAGTTCTCGCTCGCGTCGGTTCCCAGCGCGCTAGTTCCCACTGTGCCTGTGACCGTATAGCCGGACGGTAGTGATCGGGCGCTGGGGTCGTCCTCGTAAAGATCGAAGAAGAGGACGAGGCAATTCGCGACGGTGGTTGTTATGCTCGTCGTTGAGACGGTTGCGCTCGCGGCGTTATTCAGTTTCGTCGGCCCCGCGCCGGAGCCTGAGTCCCAGGGGTCGCCAGATGTGATACAGCTCCTGAAGCCATAGCAACGGGCAATGCGGACCGTAGAAACGGAAGACGCCATCGCGATGGCCGGGGCGGTATCGCCACCTACAGCCCTGCGCCAAAAGACAGCGACAATCTGAGCCGAGGTATTCGTCCCCGAGAGCGCCGTGATCTTGGTCCAACCCGATGGTGTGGTGAAATCAACGGACCCGGAATGATGCGCGACGATGATATGGATATCATCGGCGGCGAATCCCGCCGGCAGGGCGGGCGTGATAGATGCCCCGGACGTTGCGGATGCCGCTATCGCGCCGGCCGCGTTGAACGTGGGGGCGGGCGGATTCGCCGTTACCTGGTTGGCCCGAATCTCCACCCGCAGGTTGGTGTAGTCTGTTATGGCGTCGGCCTGGCCGCCTGTTAGCGTCCGCTCGACCGTGCTATAAGCCGCATCGCTGATATTCGTGTCATCCGTCCAACTGGCAATCTCGGTCGTTCCCTGCAATATGCGATAGCGCATATCGATCTGATTGCCGGAACTTATATCC